GCCAGCGCGGTGAACGGCGTTGCCGCGGTCGGGTCGAGCTTGTACTCGAGCGTGACGTAGTTCGTCGGGTCGATCTTGGTGCCCGTCACCGAGAAGTGGCGCAGGCTCTTCTGCGAGGCGTGGTAGCCGCCGTGCCAGGTCGGCAGGTCGACCCAGCCGTCGCCGACGAAGTAGCGGTACACGCTGCAGCCCGCGGGATTCGGCGTGCACGGGTTGACCATCCAGCCAATCATGCCGTCACTGAAGCCGATGTACGTCCTGGTGTGCCCCGCGGGCGCACCGATGGCCGAGACGAACAGCGTCTGGATGGCGCGGCCCACAAACGGCACCGTCACCGCGCCGTGCCAGGCGTCGATGTGCACCGGCTCACCCGTGCCCTGTGAGCCCAGCGCCGTTACGAGCGTTGACTGCCGCGGCCCGCGCACGCCCATGCTCACCCACGCCCCGAACTTGCACAGGTAGCCCGTATTCGTATCCTTGTCGAGCAGCGCGGCATAGGCAAACATCGACTCGACGCCCGCGAAGGCGGTCACCGCACCGCTGATGGCCGCGGTGTTGCTCGACAGGTCGTCGGGCCCGACGCTCGTCCACGACAGGTCGGAGTCGATCCTGCCCAGTGAATTGCCGTAGGCCACGAACAGGCCGTTCTCGAAGGTGCCCCACGCCCGCCCGTTATTCGGCAGGTCGGCGTAGCGCAGAAACGGGAAGAGCTCGCGGTCCTGGCCGCTGGCATCGAGGGTGTAGCACCCGTCCGTCTTGGCGACGATCAGCGTCCCGCCGCTGGTCACCAGCAGACTGGTGATGACCGCGCCCAGGTCGCCCACGCGGAAGATCAGCGACGTGTAGTTGGCCTCGTTCGTCGGGTCGGCGCCCGTGTCCAGCTTTCGCAGGCGGTTGATCTGGTCCGCCCACCAGAACTCCTTGCCGATGACCGTGAACGCCAGCGCGGTGAACGTGGGCATGTTCGACCAGGTCGTACCGTCGGTGTAGCCGGCGACGTGGTTGCCCTGCAGCGCGAAGAACGCCCGCTGCACGCCGTCGAACTGCGAGGTGAAGACGCACACGTCGATGATCGGCGCCGCAAACGTGTGGACGATCGTCCAGGTATCGGCGCCCGCGGTCTTCTTCAAGACGTTGGCACCGTTGGCGCAGTACAGGTCGGTGATGATCTCGAAGAACTTCGTGATGCCGTTGGTCGCGTCGACGCCCGCGGGCGTGGTGGTGACGATCTCGGGCCCGAGCATCCACGGCCAGACCGACAGGTCCACGGCGTTGGCCTGGGTGTAGCGCTGGTCGTCCCACTTCTCCTGAATCGCCAGGCCGATGCCGAGCGTGAGCTGCTGGAACGGCTCCTCGCGGTCGTTCAGCGGGTTGTCGCCGGCGTACGAGTAGTCGGGCGGCGCGACCTGCGAGATACCCTGCGTCTCCACCGACGCCAGCCCAGGCTGACCGGGCTGCGGTGAGCCCACCATAAACCCAACGCCGTCGATGATGACGTGGTACGGATACGGGCTTCTTTTGGCGTAGAGTGACACTAGCCCGCCGTCCTGACCGACGGACCGAAGCTGCGCTGACGGTAGAGCTTCTTCTGCGGCATGTCCGCCACGAGGTGCTCGCGCACCAGGTCGTTGAACGCCGCGACCGCCGATGCCTGGTCCCTGATCAGACGCTGATTCGCCGACGGCTCGAGCAGGTGACCGAACTGCCGCCAGCCGGCAACCAGCGCCGCGGACGCTGCCCAACCGCGCATGACTGGCGCCTCGTCCGTCTCGAGCGCCAGCCCCTGCTGGTCGCCGAAGGTACCGCCCGCGGCGCGGCAGTGGTCATACGCCCGCTTCAGCACCCTGAGGTAGATCAGGTCACCCGCGTTGAACGTCTGCGGGTCGGTGTTCAGGTAAAAGTTGCCGCCGTCGCGCTCGACCAGCCCTCTGACCCTGCGCGTGAACGGGTCCTGCAGGTTGCGGTCCTCGCCGTTCGCCAGCAGGCCGACCTGCAGCACGTTGCCCGTGTCGATCAGCCACGGCGCGACCACGCTCAGGTCGTGGCGGGTGGTGTTGCTCGTGGGTACGCACGCGACCTCGACGACCAGCCAGCAGTGGCGCAGGCCCTCGTTGATCAGCCTGGTCGTCGTCGGCGCGTCGAACGGACCCAGGAGCTCGAAGCGCTCGCCGATGCCGTTGATGCCCGAGCCCTCGATGTCCTGATAGACGTACTGCTCCAGGTCGTGATAGGTGAAGGCCTCCATAAACCCATACGTCGTGCCCAGCGCATCCGAATACGGCGCGATCGCCCACGGCAGATCGGGCGTGATGGTGCCCGTCGACGGGTCGTAGCTCATCACGTAGCGGTTGCGGTCGATCTGCTGCGTCGCGTTGGGGCGGTACAGCGGGCGGTCGATGAGCGAGTCCTGCTGCGGGATGCCCGACTGAATCGGGTAGATGGTGCACACCAGTTTGGTCGCGTCCGAGCCACCCATCGCGCGCACGTCGTACGCCTCGGGCCCGATGAACGGACCAGCTTCTTGCGACAGGCTCGAGCGAATCAACTGCAGCGTCGCGGTGTGTGTCGCCGAGACTGGCGGCGTGACCCACGGCGGCAGCGTCAGCGGCGGAGGCGGAACAGGTGGGCTCGTCATGCGTACGACACCGTGGCCTCGAGCGTGGTGATGTCCAGTCGCCGCTCTATGCCGGTCGAATCCAGGATGTACAGGTGGTGGTCCGCCTTGGCGTACAGGCGCACCCTGCCGGCCGCGGGGGTGGCCGGCGTGGCAATCTCAGGGATCTCGGTGAACGTGCTGGTGGTCAGCGCGCCAGCCAGACTGCCGCCCGTCAGCTGCAGGTAGCGTGCGTCGGCGGTCGCTTGCGAGAACGGCGTGGCCCAGCCCGTGTCGAAGTTCGTCGCCGTGTTCTTGGTCAGCACCTGGCCGGTCGTGCCGCCCGTCGCCACGCCTGGCCCTGTCGCGCCGGTGGTGCCCGTCGCGCCTTGCGGACCGGTGTTCCCCGTCGCCCCCTGTGGGCCTGTTGCCCCTGTCGGTCCCTGTGGGCCGGTCGCGCCCGTGGCACCCGCCGGTCCTGTCGGCCCCGGTGGTCCTGCAGGCCCGCCCGTGTCCGGCAACGTCACCGTCGCCATCGTGCCGTTCTCGAGTCGCCGACTGACGATGAGCTTGCCCGTGTGCGCCCAGGTGCCCTCCGTCTGCTGGCCTCTGACCAGCTCGTACACGTTAGACATGCACGTCCGTTACTCGAGCACCTGGTCGCTTGATAACGATGGACGCTCGCACGCCACCCTGCGACGCACGGTTGTCGCGCCGGCCAACGGCGGCCTCGATGGCTTTATACGCGCGTGAATAATCGGCGTCTCTGGTCAGCCCGAGCTCGCGCATGCCCTCTTCCCGCGGCAGACTCAGCCACCATTCGCCGTCCACGACGTCGGGCGTGTTGGCGTCACCGATCGGCTGGTCGCCGTCCAGGCAGTACCCGTCGCGTTCGATCCTGATATCGCGTACGACGCCCTCGAGCAGACGACACGCGGTCTGGACCTCGTCCCACGTCTGACAGAAGCGCAGGCCGGCGCCGTAGCTCAGCCTGAAAAACCCCGTGCCGAAGCTGCAGTCAGGCCGATGCACGGTCGTGACCGTCAGGTACTCCGTCCGACCGTGCTCGTCGATCACGTCTACGGCGCCTCGTCGCCCTCGTCTTCGGGCTCGTCGGGCGGCACGGTCATCGATCCGCCCAGGTCCATCAGCACCGCGCGTGCGACAGCGATCCACGCCGTCTGATACACGTCCTGCAGGTCGCCCCACATCGGCAGGTCCTCGCCCGTCGCCAGCGACTTGCCGCCCGTATTCGCCGAGTACGCCTCGTACGCCACCTGGCCGAGCCGCTCGTCCTCTGCCTGCATGGTCATGAGGTGGTAAAGGTGCGATCGCTGGTGCTGGTCGCAGTTCCACCACCCGGTGTCGCCACGATGCGGTAGTGGTACAGCGTGCCCGTCACCAGGGTGCCCAGCGCCTTGGTCTGTGCGCCGTTGCCCGAGCCAGCCACCTGCGTGCCGTACGCCGCGGTGGTGCCGTACTCGACGATGTAGTTGGCTGGCCCTGACAACGTGAAGTTGACCGTCGCGGCGGTCGCGGTGATGCCCGACACCGAGATGGCGGTGATGCCAACGATCAGCCCGAGCGCGCCGGCAGTCGAGCCGTTGGGCACGACCGCGGTGCTGGCGCTGGCGTCAGTCGGCCAGCCGCCGGGCCGCGCCGTGCCTGGCGGCTCGTTGCCGCGCCAATCGACCGGCGTGTGCGTCCACAGCCCCGTCGCGGCGCCGACCTGGCCCGCGATGGTGGCGGCATCCAGCGGCATTAGCTCTTGGCCTTATGCTCGGTTGGCGCCTCGGCGTGTTCGCCCCTGGTCGCTTCGGCCTTCGGCGCCGACTTCGCGGTCTGCTGCTCGGTCCATTCGGCGAAGTTCTCGATCGTCTGCTGCCCGGTGATGGTGAAGCCCTCGCGCAGGTACACCTCCGCGCTGGTCGCCGGCGCGACGATCGACTCGCCGTCAGGCCTCAGATAGGTGAAGAACAGCGTCGAGGGTGGCGTGACCGCGGGCCCGTTCTCGTGAATGAGATTTGCCTGGGCAACGTAGTCAACGGGCGGTGTTTCGCTCATGCTCCTGGCCTCCTGCGGCGCGCTTCGTCAATCGGATCTTTGCCCGTGCCCTGGATGGTGGTCGCGTTCGCGCCCGGCGCGGCCAGCTTGCGCTCGAGATCCTCGATGCCCATGCGCGATGTTTCGACCCCGCGCTCGAGCGGCGACGGCGCGTCGTCGCGGAATTTCGGCTCGATGACCCGCACCTTGTGCCCCTGCGCTTTGATGTCGGCGATCATCTGCTCGAGCTCTTCGGTCGAGTCCTCGTCGATCGTGTCCAGGTTGAGCATCAGCACCGGATTCTGCAGATCCGCCTTGCGAATGGCGTTGATCAGCTTGGCCCGCTTGCGCTGCTCTTCGAGCACTTTGGGTCGCTCGAGCCGCTCCCACTCCTCGACTTCCGACAGGCTCTCGCCGCGGGCTGGCATCTCTGCCAGCAGGTGAAAGCCCAGGTCGGCGTACAGCGCGCGATTGTTTGGGTCCGACTGCAGCTGCACGATGTCGCCGTCAGGCCGCACGTACCAGCGCAGCGGATAGTTGTAGTTCTGGCCGCGCTTGAGCGGGATGTCCGACCGCTGCAGCGTCTTGCCGAGCATGCGGTCGTGGAACGACTCACCCTGATGGGGTGAGGCCGTCATGCTCATTACGCGGCTCCCTTGCACCACACGCCGAAGGTCGGCCGCATCATCATGTGGCCGTAGATCTCTTCGACCGCCAGCTTCCAGGTGAACACGTCGATGTCGTAGAAGATGTGCGACTTGGGGCTCCTCTGGAGCACCAGCGCGATGGCCTCACGGTGACCAATGAAGCAGTTCGCCTGACCACCGGCTGGCTTGACCAGGTTGGTGGTGATGCCCAGGTTCAAGCCGTACATGTCGCCGAGCTGGCCGTCCTTGGTCGGCAGATTGTTGTTGCCGATATACAAGGCATTGCTCCAGCGGTCGAGTGCCAGTTTGGCGACCTTCTCAGCCGGCGACATCAGGAAGAAGCGCTCGGTCTGCGGCGCGTCGGCGTTGTCCAGCAACTGAACCGCGCTCAGCACGTTCGCGTCGGACAGCGCCGTGCCGAGCGTGCCGACGGTCTGCGTGAAGCCTGCCACGTCGGTCGCCAGCGCCGTGTCGATGTCCTTGGCGAGCGCGTAGCCGAGCTTCTGCTGGTACTCGTTCTGCACATCAACGATGGCCTGGACCTTGACGATGTCCTCAATGCCAAGCGCGGCGTATGACCAGATATTCAAGGTGATGGTCGTCGCCGTCTCGGCGACCGTCTCGTACACGATCGCGGTGTTTTCGGCTTTTGCCCTGGCGGCGAGGTTGCCGATGCTGGCGACCTTGACGGTCTTGCCAACGCTGGCGTCGCTCTCGAAGCCGCGGTTGACGCTCTTGGCGAACAGCAGGTTCGACTCGGTCGCGCGCAACACCTGCTTGCTCCAGATGTCCGGCGAGAACACCCCGTCAGAGATCGTCTTATCGACGAACTCGGTTACACCTGTAGCCACTGGCTACCCCCTATTGGCGATGAACGGGGATTCCTCGGGTAGACCGATGACGCACCCCTGGCTTCGGACGACCGTTCTCATCGAACAGCGCCTCGTACTCCTGTAACGACATGGCGGCGATCATCTCGTCTGTCACTTCTCGGACGCGACCGGGGGTGCCTGAATCGCGCTCTGGGACAGGCTCGTCACCGTTTATTTCGCTCATCACCGACTTGCGAATAGCAGACTCGCGCTTTTGGGCCTCGAGCTTGACCGCACGATCGACGACGTACGCCATGTATTCTGCCACGCCCTCGGCGTAGGTTTTTCCCTGGCCGAAGGCTTTGCCAGAAATCTCTTTCTGGATGGCCTCCGGTAACTGCTTCTGGAAGGCGACCACGCCATCCATGAATGGACCCGCCGCCTGGGCGGCTTGCTGCGACGCGAGCTGGCTCTGCAGTTCGCGCTGAGTCATCTCGCCCAGGGTGTACAGATCGTTGTTCTGCGCCGCTTCGAGCTTGGCTCGCTCGGTGGCTTCGCGCTCCTGTTGCTGGAGCAAGGCTCGAGCGCGGCGGTCGCCCATCTGACCCAGCAGCCCGGAGACGACCTCGTCCTTCTCGAACTGGTCGCGCGGCAGGTTCTTCGCCAGCAGACGCAGCGCTTCGGTCGGGTCCTTGGCCTCGCGCACCGAGTCGAACCAGGAAAGGTCGGGCTCGGCGGCATCCTCGGCAGGAGGGGAGCTCGTGTCGTCGGGTGCCGCTTCGCCCACCAGTTCGTCAGACGGCTCAGGCGCGGGCGCAGCAGGCTCCGCCGCTCGAGCGCGGCCTCTGCCACGTCCAGACGCTGGCGGCGTCTCTGGCGCGTCCTGGGGCGCCTCGTCGACCAGGTCGGGATGGACGCTCTTGTCCCAATCGCCAGGCATCAGGCGTACCGCCAGGTGAAGTGCCGTTCGAAGTGGGCGCAGCTGGTGAACAGCGACCAGCGCACGAACACGCTCCGCGATCGATACCAGCGCACGCGACGATTCACTTCTTGCCCTTTGCCTTCGCGGCACGCTGCGTCGAGTACGCCGCGGCGACGGCTTGCTTGACGGGCCGTCCCGACTTGACCATCTCGCGGATGTTAGCTTTCAGAACTTGCTTCGACGTTCCCTTCTTTAGCGGCATCCCAGTACTCCAAATACGTGATCGCCGCCTTTAGTAGTTCGACGGAGTCCTGAAACTGGCCTACGCCCAGATTGCACTTCTGACAGAGGAATCCACGTCGCTGACCCGTCGCGTGATGGTGATCGATGTGTAACTGGCGGCGATTGTGGCGCAAAGGTGGGCGTTGCTGACAAATTGCACAGACGCCGCCCTGTTCCTCCAGCAGTTGGTGGAATGCAGAGCGCGTCAATCCCCAGCGTTTGAGGCGCCACAATCGCGTAGCGGCATATTGAAGCTGGATGTTGTCGGGGTTTTCCAGCCAACGAACCTGAGTAAGTCGGTGGCATTCCTGACATCTGCCTGTGGGTGTCATACCGCTGACGGCAGTGTCGTGACCGTGCTTGCAGACGAACGGTACGTGCTTGGTCTGCCTTCTCCGCTCGTGGCCCGCACGCTGGTTTCTCAGATCGCATTCTCGACACCGGCCACTTTTGGTGACTCCCGTTACGCGAACTTCGTGACCAGCGCGGCAGAAGCCGCTGCTGTATGTGTACTCCGCCATGCTGATATGATAACGGCCAAATACTGGTAACAGCCCCTAATGCGCTAATGTTGGCTTTGAACGCTGCCTGACTGGCGGACTTCTTGAGCGGCATGCCTACCCCCTCTTCACGGTCCCGAAGGTCTGCGGCGCTGCGAACGACGGCAGCGTGGCCTTGATCTGCGCCATCGAGTCGGTCGGGTCGATGCCGTACTTCTCCTGCATGCTCTGCAGAATCAGGTTCTGCGTCGTCGGCGAGCTCGCCAGGAAGCTCTGCGAATCGAGCTTGTTCGGCGTCGGCGTGTTGTTCAGCCAGGACTGCGCCGTCGTCTGATTCGCGGTCGGGTCCCTGATGTCGTCGATCATCTGCTGCAGGTAGCCCATGCCGCCCTGCGTGTTGCCGCCTGCCGTGCCGACGCCCGTGACCGTGTTCGGCGCGGAAAACCCCGCGGTCGGCATGCCCTGCAGCACGCGACCCGCCTGGCCGAGTACCTGCGCCTGACGGAACGGGTTGGCCTGCAGCCCCGCCGCGGCGTTGATCACGCCCATCTGCTGCGTATACGCCTGGTTCTGACCCGCCAGCGTCGTCTGCCCGGCGATCGGCGTGTTCACGCCGGCCACGCCAGCCTGCCCAGGCGCGCCTGGGGCGTAGTACTGGCCGTACTGCGTTGCCAGGTCGTTGGCCTGGGTGAAGTACTGGTTCTGCGCCGCCAGCGTTTCTTGCGCCCCAGGGTTGCCGGCGTAGCCGTAGGCCGTCAGCGGTGGCAGACCCTGCGCCGCGCGGCTCTGGTTGATCGCCGTGTTGGTGGCGTTCGTCCAGGCATTCAGCGCCATGTTGGCGTCGCCGTTGAAGCGCTGCATGTACGCCTGCTGGGTGCCCTGGTCCTGCTGGTAGAAGCTCGAGCCGTCGTTGGCGAAGCCTGGTTGCAGCACGGGCGTGGGCGCCTGATACATGCCCGTCACGCCCGATTGCGCGATGGCACTGTTCTGCGCCGCGGTGTTCAGGTTGCTATAGCCGGTCAAGCCCTGCAGCGTCTGTTGCGGCATGCCCGTGGGCGGCGCCGACGCCAGCTGCATGAACTCCTGGTAGCCGATCGGCGTCGCCATGCCTGGCTTGTAGCCACGCGCGGTCGCCTCCGTCAGACCCAGACGCTGGATCTGGCCGCTCGGCGTGACCATCGCGTACTGGTCGCCGTTGCCGCCCGACAGACTGGCTGGCAGCATCACCCACGAGCCAGGCGAGTATTGCGATTGCACCGGCGCGGTGTAGGTGCCCGTCAGACCAGCCTGCGCCGCGGCGATGCTGGCGTACTGGTTCTGCGCGGCGAGCGACTGGTCGGCGTTGAAGCCCGACACGCCAGGGATGTAGCCGATACCGCCCTGCGCCTGCTGCGCGGCCAGGTTCGGAACGTTCGCCGGCGCTGGCTGGCCGACGCCGAAGTTCTGGCCGTACTGCTCGGCTGTCTGATTGGTATAGGTCAGGTTGAACTCGCGGATCGCCTCCTGGGCTTTCGCCGTATTGCCCGAACCCATCGCGCCGATGAGATCCTGCACTGCAGAAGCGAGCTCGTCGTTGGTCATCGGCATGGTGCGGTCCTCACGTTGGAATCATCGGGGCGATGAAGCTCGGTTGTGGCTGCGCGAGCCACGGCGCGACCCCACCCGTGTACGCCGTGGCAGCGCCATAGTTCGCACCAGGTGCCATGCTGATCGGCGCCACGAAGCCCGACGCCTGACCGGCTGGCTGCACCGGTACAGGCGGTCTGACCAGCGCCGCCTGCTGACGCTGAAGCGCGGCGTCCGCCTGCTGACGCTGCATCAACGCCTGCTGATCCACGACGGGTGTCGGCGCCGGCTGCGTCACTGGTGCCGTCACGCCGCCGTTCTGAACGCTCTGATTCGCGGCCGTCGTCGCCGCGACGATCGGATGCTCCTGCCCGGTCTGGGCCTGGTACTGCTTCAGCATCGCGGCCAGCGTTTGCTGCGCCTGGTTCGCGAGCGTCGGGTCCTGCGCGATCTTCGGGTCCGCGGCCTGCACCATGCGCGCTGCCGCGTCGTACGTCGCATCGCCGCCACCCAGCCCGGTCACCCAGTTCGTCAGACCGCCAACCAGACGCGCTCCGATACCCGCGGGCGCGTTCTGGATGTTGCTGCCCGCAACTGCGCCAAGGATGCTGTTCAGCGAGCCGGTCGCCGTCGTGACGCGGTTCTGCAGCAGGCCAGCGCCCGTCTGAGCGTTCGACGCCGCGTTGCGTAAGACATCACCCGCAGCAGTGCCAATCTGCGTCGCCTTGCTCGTGTCGGCGTTCTGCTTGTTGATGTCGTTGGTCATCTTCGCGTTGGACGCGTCGATAAGCGCCTTGGCCTCGTCCACCGAGATCTTGCCGTCGATGACCTGCCCACTCAGGTGGCTGGCGAGTTGCTTCAGCGCCTCGCTGGCGACAACCTGGCCCTTGTTCTCGATCCAGATCAGCTGCGACGGATCTTTCGGGTCCGGCACCTGGATCATCGGCGCGACCGTGTTCGGCGTCGGCGCGGTCACCGGTGCCTTGCCGTAGTTCGGGTTCGGTGTGCGGCCGACTTCCTTGCCCTGGTCGTCGTACCAGACCAGGTCCTTCAGCGTGGTGCTGTTGCCGACCGTCGCCGCGGCCTGCACGTTAGGCGGCAGCGTGAACGACCCATCCTTGGGATCGAAGGTGTAGACCTTGCTGCCGAGCGTGACCGCCTGCTTGTTGACGGCAGCAGGGTCCAGGTCCTGGACCTTGGTGCTCTTACCCGTGTCCTTGTCGATGGAATAGATCGCCGTCGTTGTGGCAACGATCTGCGTCCCGTCCGGCGCCGCCGAGACGGCGTGCAGCTCGTTGTTGGTCGGGTCCCACTGGCCGACGACACCACTGCTCGAGTCGCCAGGCGTGCGGTAGATCGGCGTCCACTTGCTGGGGTCGGAGGGCTTGGCGCCAGGCGCTGCGCTGACACTGGCGGCGACCTTCTGCGACTTCGGGTCGTACAGCCCGATCACGCGTGACTGGTCGTTCTTCGGGTCCTCGCGGATCGGCGTCCAGGTCGAGGGGTCGCCGAGCTCGGTGCCGCCGGTGATGGTGTACGGCTGCGACCCCGCGGGCGCCTTCGGGTCGCGCATCGCGACCGCGGGCGTGGTCGTATCCGTTGCGGGAATCTCTTTGCCGCTCGAGTCAATGCGGACCCAATCCGATATCGGCGAGCCCGTCGCCTTCGGCGTGGTCTTGCCGCCCTCCAGGACCTCGTACCCAACCCCGCCCTTGCCACCGCCGGTCGTGTCGCCACTGACTGGCTTGGCGTCGCTGATCGTCATCGTGTCGGGCGTGCCGTCCGCCCGTTGTACGGAGAGGACCGAGCCGTTCGGCTTCTTGACCGTGCGCGGGTTGACGACCGAATCGACCGGCTTGGACGGATCGAACTTGTCGTTCGGCGCGTCGCCGATGTTGGCCTGCTCGCCGAGAATCTTCGTGCCGGCGCCGAAGACCGCATCGACCGCGGCTTGCTTGGTTGGATAGCTGGTAGGCATCAGGCCGCTGCTCCCGCGTCGCCGAGATAGTACGGATCAGGCACGGTCTTCGGCTTGAGCCGCGAGCTCAGGTCGGCGCCCGGCATGTCGTTGAGGAACTGGTGGTCGGCGTACTGCACCGCGTGCGACACCAGCACGGTCAGGTAGCGGTTGCGCTCCGCCTGGCTCAGGTTCTGGAACTTGGGGTCGTTGACGTATGGGTCCAGGTACTGTTTCAGCGCTTCGCCGCGCTGCCGCTTGAGCACGTCCTGCTCGTCTTCGGTCAGGTCGATGTGCTGCCCGCCATAGTTGAGCGACTTGTGCTCCGTCGGAATGCCCACCCCCGACTCGCGCAGTTGCTGCAGCAACGGCGTGTCGCGCTCGATGTCGTAGCGGTACGGCACCACCCGAGCGATGCCGGTCGCGCCCTGCGTCCTGGGCTCGCCGAGCGGCGTGGTCGCCTCAGGCACGTTCGCTGACGCGCCGGGATAGTTCGACTCGAGCGCCTCCCACAGACCGACGAAGCCGTTGTGCGGATTCCTGGTCGCGACGCCCTGAATGCGCTGCATCTCCCGCCCCAGGCTCGAGTACGGACCGTAGCTCGCGGCCAGGCCCTCGCCGAATTTCTGCGCCGCGCTCTTCGGATCGTGCAGCGTATTGACCACGTCGGACAAACCCTGCAGAAACGTGTTATCCAGCACGTAGCGACCAATCGCCGTAACAGCGTTGAGTTGCTCGTCTGGATCGGCGAGTGTCTTGCCGCGGTGTTGCGGGTCGGTCAGGATCGACGCCATCGCCAGCGGGAAGCCCGCCGCATTGAAGTTCTGCATCGGCAGGTAGTAGGTGTTGTTGTCGATCGGACTGGTGATCCGCAACGACCACGGTCGCCAACCTTGCGGCAGCGTGCTGGCCTCCTTCGGGTCGATCGGGTACGAGCCGGTCAACATGCCCGCACTGCCGAGCGCGATGCCGCCGCCCAGGATGGCGCTACCGATGATGGCACGTGCGGCGCGCTCTTCGGCGAGCAGCGTCTCCCGACCCTGCACAGTACGTTCTGCGGCGCTGCCGACCGCCATGCCGCGCGCCTTCAGCGAGCTCTGCAGCGCGCCGGTGAAGCCGAACGGGCTCAGCGCCGCACCCTGCGCGGTGATGTTCATCGGCGTCTGGTAGAAGGGCAGCACCTGCTTGACACCGAACTCGGCGACGTCCGGCAACGGCTTGTTGCCTCCGCCAAGACCAGCCCGCCGCTCCTGATAGACCTGCCGCGCCGTCGCGTCTGCGGCTTCTTTGGCAAGCTCGGGATAGTCCTCGAGATTCTTCACGATCGACGCCGCACGACCTGCGACCTGCGGACCGCTGAAACCTTCACGGATCGCCTGCCTGGTCGCGACGCGCATCGAATGCGCCGCCATCGCTCCGCCGCGGAACAACTGGTCGGCCGCGCCGAGCAGACGCAGCGGCGCCTCAACGCCAGCGTTCAGCAGTTCGCTGCGCGAGAACGCGCCGCGGATCCTGGTCGGATCGGCAAGCTGCTCGGGCGTAAAGCCCGTCTTCAGCACGCGGTACGCGTTGTCCCACTGCCCCAAGAAACCGGGGCCGTACGCCTTCAGCATCGGCAGGATCTCGCCGGCGTAGGCTTGCCGTTCGCCCCCGGTCGCCGCGGCGCGCAGCGCGTCGATGCCGACTACCAGCCCGCGGGTCGGCACCTCGATCATTGCACCCGCGACGTTGCCACCGATGTTGACCATCTGCGTGATCGGGCTCGAGACGAGCCCGGCCAGGCGCACGACCGTCGCCCGCTTCCAGTTCGACATGCTCGCCGTGCTCTGCAGGAACTTGGCGGCAACCATCGGGTCGGGATCGGACAGCGCGGCCAGGTAGTTCTTGAGTACGTCTTTCGTCACTTCCGTGCCGCCCAGACTTTCGAGCAGCTTCTGCGCCTTGGCGCTTTGCTGGCCGCGGCGCTTGAGCTCCGAGTCGAACGCGCGGTTGATCTCCGTATCGGCGCCCTTCAGCGCGTTCTGCGCCACGCGACGCTGCTGCTCGATGTACAGACCGCCGCGGAATGCAGCCCGCTCGCGAGCAGCGTTCTCCGCCGCCTTGGAGTCTATGAACGCCATCGTTTCCCAGGTGTTCTTGCGCTTGGCGAAGTTGTCCTGTTCGGCCTTGAGCTCCTGCTTCAGCGCGGACAGGAGCTCTTCGGGCGCACCGCGGACAGCGCTCGCGCGGGCTGCTGCTGCCGCTTCGCGCTGCGCTTTGAGCTTGTCGAACACGTCCGCCTTCTCGTGCAGGCTCATCGCGTTGTAGCGATCCAGCTCGTCGTACGCGTTGGCGATCTGGTCGATGATGTTCTGCGGCGTCCGCGGCGCTCCCGGTCTTGCGGGACGGGATGCTGCCGCGGTCGCTGCCGCTTTCTGCTGATCCAGCGTCTTCGCGTTGTCGAGCAGGTCGCCGGCCCTGGTCGCGACCCGAGCGGCCTGCGCTTTCACACGCTGCGCCGCACGGCGCTCGTTCTGCGCGGTGATGTCGCTGGCTAACTGACGGGTGAAGCTGATCTTGCGCGCGTTCAACGAACGCGCCACGGTACTGCCCGCACCCTTGGCAACCGCGGCCAGCGACTGCGCCTGCGTCAGTTGGGTGATCGAGTAGGCGAGCTCTTCGGGCGTGAGGTTGTCCACGCCGCCCTTGCTCAGGATGCTCTTCGCCATATCGGTCTGACGCGCCTGCTCTTCGATCATCGCCGCCTGCAGCGCGACCATCTCCTGGTCGTTGAATGCCTGCCCGACCTTCGTCTTGAGCCAGTCTTCTTTGGTCATGCCCACGCGCGCAGCCAGGTCGTTCTTGAGCGAGTCGAAGGTGATCGTGCCCTGTTTGTAGTGCTCCCACAACGCCGGGTTGTCGTCGACCGACTTCTGAATCTGCGCCACGACCTCAGGCATGTCCTTACCGATCGCGTTCAGGTTCGGCATCAGCGCCCTGGTCGCCTCCGACGGCGCCTCCGTCACGACCTCCGCGGGATTGACGATGCCGCGGCCCGTAACGTCGCCGCGCGTCGCCGTCACCTGGTTCGGATCGGACGTGACCGTGCCACGCCGTGTGACAACTTCTTGCGCTAACTGCGCGCCAGGGTCGGACGCGCCGCCCTCACCGAACGGCAGCGCTCCCGCGGCACGCTCTGGCGGCCGCACGAAGCGGGCATTGTCCGGCGCGGTTGCCTGCTGCTCACCCGCGGCTTCGAGATGCAACTGATCCTGCTGCAGCGCCCGCTGTTCCGCGCGCAGTTCTGCAGGCGTGGACGTACGCGTCGCGTCAAAGCGCCCACGCTCAACGCCCCCCTCGTTGACCATCTCGCGCACTTCGCCAGAGCCGGCCTCCAGACCAGCCTTCTCCCACCAGAGAGGTTCATAGGGGCTGCGTCCGACCTTCGCCGCCATCGTCGCGACCTGGTCGTTGGTGAAGCCTGCCGCCCACGGCGGTCGCTCGGGCCTGGCCGTCGGGTTGCGGAGCTGCTCGTCGATCGCCGCCAGCCGTTCGGTGTTGGCCTGATAGCGCTGCTCGAGCGTGTCCTGGTGCGCGAGCCGCTCGTCCATCGTCATCGGCGTCTCGCCCGGTCCTGGCTCGCGCAGGAGGTGCGGGTTGCTCTGCACGTCTTCGAGCCGCCGCGGCGTGGAAGTCTCCGGACGTGCTCCGGTCGGTGATACCCCACGACGTGCGTTAGCTAATCCCGCTCCTGCCTCGGTGTAACCACTCGCGCCAGACACAGCCTCCACGTCATAACCAGCCTTTTTGGCTGCGTCATACATTGCCGTGGCAATGCCCTGCCGCTGGAAAGCTGGATCAACCGCTACCGTGACGTGCGTCAGGTTTCCATCCGCATCGTGAACCAGGTTGAGCCCACCGCGCGCGATGCCGTCAGCATCGCGATAGATCACCGCTGGTACGGACGTTCCCTGCCCCTCCAGACTGATGCCGGGGTCGCCTTTCCATCCGAATCGGCTGGCAATCGAGCCGACGGTCGGCGCGTCCTCAGCACTGACGGTGCCCTGCGCCGGAGCGCGGAATCCGCCTAGTTCGGGCTGGGCGGACTCGGCGCGTGCGGCGGGTTCTGCTGCGCCTGGCGTACCTGGAACGCCTGCGACCGCTTCGCCGCGGACGCTTGCCGCTTCAGCATTCGCCGGTGCAACGCCTCGAGCTGCTTGCGCTGTTGCGGCGTCCACTCCACCCGACAACGGTACCCCTTCGGTCGCAGGCCGCGCGTAGACATCACCACCTGAACCAGCGTGCTCCCAGATCGATGTGTGCGCCGCGTCGATCTGCGCCTGGTCCGCCTGCAGTCGTGTCAGCTGGGCACGCGCCTCGGGTGCAGCGGTGCCAGCCGTCACCTGATTCTGCAGGTCAGCGATGCGCGCGTCATTCTGGGTATGCACCTGATCGAGCTGCTCGAGGTGCGACAACACCTCTTCGCTTGACAATGGCGCTGCGGTCGGCTCAGGCGCGACCCGCGGCAAGTCGTAGGGGTTGTCTGCTGGTCGTTCGGTAGGCGCAGCTTCGGGTGCGCGACCGCCCTGCTCCGCCGCCAGTCCCCTGACATCCTCTGGTCGCCCGAGAGCACCCGTCTCCGAGCGCGCGAATTCTGCTACTGCTGGCCGCAGTCGCGGCGCCTGGTCGATGATGGCCTGACCAATCCGCCGCGCCACCGGCGTCAACGCTGCCGTACCGCCCTCTGCCGCCGAGCCCAATGCAGCGCCCTGCCACAGTGCCGTAAACACCGACTCGGGCGAGGCGTTGGGCTGCTCCGCGGCGTACAGCGCGTTCTGCACCCCGCCCACGATCGAGCCATCAACCAGCTTGTTCGCCACCCGACCAACAAACGCCGCGCCCTGCTGGCCCAGACGATTCGCCGTCGCCGCGGTCGCTGCCTCACCCGCGGCCTCGCCAGCTACACGACCAGCACCACCCGTGAAGCCGAACATCGTCAGCGCGTACGGGTCGGTGACCTGCTGCGCGATCATCGTCGTCAGCCCGCCCAGGAGCAGCACGTCCTTGGCTGGGTTGTTCTGTTCGATCCAGTCGTTCTTGACCGTCGAAGCGTGCTGGTAGTCCTGCAGCGACACGCCCGGCAGACCGGGGCTCGAGTTGACCACCAGGTCCCACACGTTGCGCGCCACGTCGCCAGCGTTCAACGTCGGGGCTGGCGCGTTCGCCTGCGCGGCGATGCCGCCGAGCACCTGGCCCTGCTGCCGCTCAAACTCTGCCTGCTCCGCCGGCGTCCTACCCTGCCGCAATAGCGCGTTGGCCGCGCCCGAATCGCCCAGGTCCTGGACCGCGCGCTGCGCACCTGCCCCGAGATCGCTCGCAGCGGCCCCTAGAACGGGCGCTGCCGCGTTGACTGCCGTGGTGCCTGGCGTCAGACGATTGACGTCCTGTGCCGCTCCCAGCACGCCCTGCGCGGCCTGCTGCACGTCCTGTGCGACCTGGCTGACCGCTGAACCACCTGCCTGCGCTGCACCACCCAGAATCGGCGTGACCGCCTTGATCGCCTCCGTGCCCGGCTGCACACGGTTGAGCTCCTGCGCCTGCGCGAGCAGGTCCTGCGCAGTCGTACCCAGTTGACTGGCGGCTTCGCCCGCGGCACCGAGCACGTCCTGCGCTGCGCGGATCGGCGTCGGCGTCTGGTCTTCCACCACCAGCGGCGCTCGAGCGGGTTGGTTGGCGCCCATCGTGATCGGCGCGTTCTGCGCGCCCGTCGTGCCGCCCAGCGCCGTCGGCGACGCGCCCTTGGCTGGCACGTTCGGGTTGTCGGCGAACAGCGCACCCTGGGCCTTGCCCATCAGGTTTTCCATCTGCTGCGGCGTCATCCACTCGGCGCCGTTCTTCAGATCGAGTCCCGATTGTCCTACGTGAAACGCGCCCGTGTCCGGGTTGTAGCCGTCGGCGAAGTAGTAGTGACCAGGCGTCGAGATGGTAACGGGGTTGCCGGTCTGCGCTTCCTTGGCGATCGCCAGCCAGTCGGGCGCGACAATGTGCGTATCGACGCCCATGTTCTTGAGCAGCTGCTGCTCGCTGGTGATGCCGGCCATGCCACCGCCCGACGTCCAGCCCACCTGCTTCGCCAGGTCGGTCGCCTCACGCAGCGTCGGATTGCGCCCGAAGCGCTCCGCGAACCTGACCGCCGCCGCGGGACCGCACGCGGCGTACGCCTCGTCAGCAGACAGCTGCTTGTCGCCGAACTGGCTGATGTCCTGGAGCTTCTGTTGCGCTGCCGTGCCGACTGCCGATGCCGCACCGCCTACGGCCTGCGCACCCGCCTGCACCGCGTTGCTGATCGTCGTGCCCGCAGCGTCCGCGGCCTTCTGGGCATTGCCCATGATCGTCTTGACGTAGCCCTGCGTCTCGGCATACGGCGGGATGCCGCCGTACTGCGCCACGGCACCAGCACCGGCGTTGTAGCTCGCCAGCGTCTTGCCCCAGTCGCCGCCGTACTGCTGCAGTCGTTTGGCGTCCTCCGCCGCTGCCGCGTCCAGGCTGGCGTACGGGTCCGTCGGGTCCAAGTTCACGCCCTTGGCCGTCTCGGGCATGAACTGCGCGATGCCGATCGCGCCCGCGGGACTCCTGGCACTCGGGTTGAAGCCCGACTCTTGCTGAATCTGCGCGGTGAACACGTTCGGGTCGATACCGGCCCGCTGCGCTGCGGCTCGAGCGTAGTCCTGAAACGACATCGTCCGATCAGGCGGCGCAGCCGTCGTCGCCGCGGCAGTCGCTGGCTGGTTGACCGCACCGGTCGTCGCGCCGAGCACAGGCGGCGCGTTCTGGTCACCTGATGGTGCGCCCAGCACTGGCGAGGGAGTCGGTCTCGCCAGTGACTGGACGCCGCCAGGCTCGCTCGGCGTGGTCGGCGTCGCTGCCCCCAGCACGGTCTGAACGTGGTTCTGTAGCTGCTGGTTGACGTCCTGCGCCCCGCTGGCGACGTCCTGGGCGTGTTGCAGCAACTGCTGCGTTACCGCGTCCTTCGCTCCGCCAAGCTGCGTCACCGCGCCGCCCACACCCTGGCCGAGCACCTGGACGGCGGGCTGCACCTGTTCCTGCGCGGCTTGCGCGACCGCGGCGGCGTGCTGCTGGAGCTCCTGCAGGATGGCGTTCGGGTCGGGTGCCTGCGGCGTCGGGATGAGCGGGACGGGCGCAATAGCTTGTTGTGCACCCTGCACCGCGCTGCCCAGGCTCGAGGCGTAGTCGCCTAACTGCTGGCTGATCGAGTCGTGCAGGTCGTCGAGGAGCAGCGTGCCAGGCACGGCGTCAGCCCGTTATGCCCGGTATCGACGGCGGCAGCGGTTGCCCGTTAGGCCCGAGAATAAGCGGCACTGCTGGTGCCGAAACCGGAGGAGCGCCCACAACGGGACCAGCAACAGGCACCCCAGGCGCCGCGGGTAACGCTGGTTGAATGGGTGGCACTGGTGCTGCTGCTGGCGGCGCCACTGCTGCTGCTGGCACTGGTGGTCCTGGGGGTGCTGCAGCATTAGCCTGCAGGTTCGCCAGCATCTTCTGCGGATCGAGCGTCGGCTGAGTCTCCGGCGTCACGCCCGGCGGCGTCGGCGGCGGCATGCTCACGCCAATGCGCTTGGCGACGTCGAGGAACTGCTGCGGGTCGCGGCGTGCTTCGCCCTGTAGCCATTGCCGATCGTTCGCCAGGTACTTCTGACGGTACAGGTCGTCAAGCTGCGCGTTGCTGACCTGGCCCATGTCCGGGTGGTTCTTGTTGTCGCCGAAGACGCCCTGCGCAATGGCCGGCGCGTCGCGGTTCACCTCCGCGGTGATCTCCGACTGCAACTGCAGCAGTTCGTTCTGCTTCGGTGAGGTAGGCATGGCTCAGCCGGGAGACGGGCACCCGCACAGAGTCTCGCTCCCGGCCTCACCTTCGGCTCGACCAGTCGGTAGGGCCCGCAGCCCCTTGTCGTCTGGCGTTGCCCCAGCGGGTGATCGACCCGCACTAAGCGTGCACCGTTGGGAGACAGCGGCGTTGATCACGCTCATGTCCTCGGCCCGTAAACGCTGAACAATCTGGTTCACCGAGAACACCTGATGCCAATCACGACGCGCAGCCGTCAAAATCCTGCCGTCGAAGCACGGTGTCAGCAGATGGCACACCGTGCAGTAGCTCAGAAAGCCACACTCGACAACGGGGATGACTCATGTCTACTTGCCCTTCGGCTCCTTCACGCCGCGGCGCTTGTCCAGCGCCATGTCGCGCTTGCTGCCTGGCTTGATGCCGGCCTTCTTGTCGGCGCGATCGTCCTTGCTGGTGGTGTACTTCGCCATGACTATCGACCTCCTGGTGCCGCTGGTCGCTGCGGCCCGAGCGGCATACCGCCCGCCGGCATCGTGCCGCCTGGCTGTTGCGTCCCGCCGACGACCTGCGCGTACGGGGGAGGGGCGGCACCCGCACCGTTGGGCGCGGCGGCAAGCGCCCCCAGATCGGGCACGCCGCCCATGCCTGGTCCCCCGCCTTCAAAGACTCCAGGCTGCGGCGTCTGACCAGGCGGGCCACCGGGAGGGAGTCCCGCCTGGACCTGACCGCTGAGCGCGAGTTGCTCCGCCTCTTGCGCCTTCTGCAGGATGTCGCCGCGGCCGGCTTCCATGAACACCTCCGCGTCCAACCACTTCTCATACGCGGGGCTGGCGCGGATACGATCCCTGGCAATGCTGCGTCGGATCTCGTCGGGGTTGTCGCCCAGGTAGCTGACGGCCTCGTCCTTGCCGTACGTGCCCGCGGCGAGGCGCTCGTGCGCGTAGCGCGCCATGATCATCTCGTCGGTCGGTAGCTGCGCCTGGACTTCCCACTTGATGCGCATCGGGCGCTCGAGGTCGCTCGGGCCAAAGCCGATGAACTCGGCGACCTGCGTCCCGCTGCCGACGTCGACGCCGCCTGAAAACACCCAGACTTTTTCCTTCGCCCGCTCCCTGATCAGCGTCCAGAGCTTTTCCGTCTGGCCCTTGAGCAGGCTCTCGAGCCCATGCCGAACGGGCCCGACCCTGGTACGCGAATAGGAGAGCACCTGTGAGATGGCAAAGCCAGCGCCCTCCATGCCGCTCAGCGTGGTGACTCTGGGCGACTCGAGATCCCGAATGGCCTGGTCGATCAGGCTCATGTGCTTTTCCAGCGTCGCGGCGTCGGGATACTGGATGCGCTGCAGCTGCCTGCCCGGCGGCAGGTTCAGGATCTCGCCAGGATGCACCGTCGGGTCCGTCTCTTTGGGCAGGCCGTCGTCGCCGATCACCGCCGCGGCAGGCGTGTCGCCGTACGTCACCAGTGGGCTGAGCAAGTCTCTCGCCACGTACTGGGCGTGCATGGCACGCAGGTACTGGCGGTACTGCACCAGCCACAACTTGGTGCGACCGATGCCCCAGCCGACCTTACGGTTGCGCCACCAGTTCATGGTCAGCCCGGGCGCGTAGTCGTATGGCACGCCGAAGGGGTAGCGGTGCTTGAACTGTTTGACGATGTAGCCCGTCTTGTCGCCCTGGTGGTTCTGGCCGCAGATGGCGTAGCTGCAATTGTGTACAATAATGCCGCCCGCACTGTAGGTGTGGCCTTCGGTTTCGAGGTTGTACACGTGTCCGCGCCACTGCTTCCGATCGACATGGACGATGTCATCTACCGCTACGTCGAACTGCGACAGTCCAGCGTCGAGATCGCCAGAGCGTTGGGATTCAACATTCGGACCATCAGCAGTCGCATCGAAAGAGCGGGCATTCCGATGCGCAGCAACGCTGAGGCGGCGCGGCTGCGAGCCGAACGACTCACCCCTGAGCAACGGCTCGCGCAGGCCACCGCGGCGCACCTGGCTCTGCGTGGTCGCACCCGAGATCCTGCCCACGTGCTGAAGCAAGCGCTGACCAACGAACGCTCGATGGTGAAGATCGGTGAGGGCGAGCGAGAAATGATCGACTGGCTGCGCCAGCGCGGTCTTGACCCAGTCCCACAGAAGGCGTTCGGTCCGTACAACATCGACGCCGCCATCCTGCCCGTCGCCGTGGAAATCTTGCGGGGACCCCACTCGCCGTTGGCGCACGCCCAGGCGGTCAAGAAGACCAAATACCTGACCAATTGGGGCCTGACGCTGCTTTGGGTCTGGATTCCCCGACGCGGCGCGCTCACTGAACGTGCGGCTGATTACGCGGTCGCCCTGCTTGAGTTGACCCAACGGAACCCAACCATGCTCGGTCATTACCGGGTGATTCGGGGTACCGGAGAGCTTGTAGCCGCGGGCGGTGCGGATGGTCAGCAGTTCCCCCTCGTACCAGCGTTTGTAGGCGCCGACGAGATCGCTGTCTGACTCGACCAGCGTGTCCGCTGGAAAGCACCACGTATCGTCCCAATGTTCCAAAAAAGTGACCGAGCTGAGGATGTTGCGGCTCGACTCGATCGCGTTCTGGCTCTGGCCGAGCTCCTCGGGCACGATGTTGCCCTGCGAGTCTTCGGCGAGGCGGTAGCGCCGGAAGGCTGAGCGCTTCGGCATCTGGCTCACTTCGAGCACCTCGCACAGGTAGCCGTTCGACCACTGCGGGTACACGCGCCGCGGATCGACGTACTGCCATACGAACGGCGGGCCGGCACGCTTCTTCGCCTCTTCGGTCAGCTTGTCGTAGTTCTGATAGTCAGACGTGGTCGACGACGAGTCCTTGGTGGGATCGGGGATGCCGTAGCGTTCGGACCACAGGTCGCTGGCCCACAGGATCTTGGCCCAGCCGCCGCCGTCGTTGAGACACGCGTCGGTGACCTGCGTCATCGTGTCGCTGCCAGGCTCGCGCGTGCCGCACTCCCACAGTGTCTCCTCGGTGAAGTGCTCGAGCTTGCTGGCCACGGTCTGCGCCGTGTCG